ACTGGCAGAACGCTGATTGATAGCTTTAAGTTCATTGCTCATCTCCGTTCGTAGCTGGTCTGCATTGGCCTGCAGCGCCTGCTCTTTCTCACGCGCAGCGGCCATCGCCTTGGCGTGCTCCTCTGCAAGCTGCGCACGCTCACGATCCCAGGCTGCCTGCACCTTGGCCTCGCCAGCGTTATGGCCGCGCCAGTACCCGGCACTGCCAGCAATGGCAGCCACCAGTACGCAGCCAGCGGCCATGTGTAGAGGGCTCATTTCGGTGGCACCTTGGTGCCTTCCAGCTTCTTATGCACGGTGATCGTTTTGCAGACCTGCTTCTTGGTCTTTGCATCTTCTTTGCAGATTTCTTTCTTCTCGCCACCAGCATAAGCATTAGCAGCAGCAAAGCAGAATATGGTGTACACGGCCATTATGTATACGTATTGCATCATTCGATCTCCGGTTGAGGGGCAGGGGGAGGGGCTGGCTTGCCTCCAAAGCCAGTCACCACTGGCGGGGCAGACAGCGAGTCAATCGTCGGCTCAGTGCGTTGTACTGGCGCAACACTTTTCGGTGCAGCAGGCGGCGTGTCATTCCAGTCGCTGGCCTTGGACACGCCTGGCGGCGGGTCGATTAGCTTGGCCACACCATCCTTGCCTTTGATGGCGAGCAGCGTGCCGAGCGCACCGAGGATGTACTTGCTCATGTCCGACAGCAGCAGAAAGAACTGCTTGTCAGCTGGAGCCATGCCGACCATTGGCTGAGTCACAAAGACCACCGAGTACATCGACAGCCCGGTCATGGTCAGCACCACCAGGCAGAACGTGCTGCCGATGATGAGCTTGAGCAGCGAGTCCATCTGCTCAGGGGCTAGGTTTTTCATCTTTCATGTCCTCCTGTTTGAGCAGTTGGTCTGGGCAGGTGCCGGTGATCGCGCAGTCTGGGCGCTGGCACTCCTGCTTTTTCCAGTTGGCCTTGTCCATGCACGGATACCTGAAGCGATCCTCGCAGGCAGCAAGCGCCAGCAGCAGAATCAGGTAGCGCATTAGTGGCCTCCCATGACATGGAGCGCATGGGCATAGTGTTTCTTGCGATCCTCCAGGCCTATCGTTCCACCGTTGATGCGCTTGGTCAGGGTGAGGATGTCGCCCCGGTCTGCGATCTCATTAAGCTTGTTGCTCTCCCAAAACCAGCAGGCAGACTGCGCGGCACCCTCGAATGTCTCGAGATACTCGGTCGCCTCGTTGACATCGATCTCAAGGCTGTCAGCAAACGATTGGTAATTGGACTTACCTGTCAGCTGGATAAGACCACGGCCACGAAAGCGGAAACCATCACCACTAGACTCGTCACCATTGCCCATGCGATTAGCGTAGATACGGTTTGCAATGGCCTGTTGCTTGTTGGGTTTTGATGCGTATTGTTCTGCAAGCTCATCGGTAGGGAAGTATTTAGGGAACAGCCGACGCAGTGCGCTGGCTTTGTAGTTCAGGTTTTCTTGGATGACTGTGAACTCAGCAGACTCATGGGCGCATTGGGCCACGAAAGCAGCGATGCGCTTTGGCGTGTTGATGTCGTAATCAGGAAGCAGCTGCTCCAGCGCGTGGTGCCAGTAGGACACATACTTATTGCGCGGGATCATCTCCTTCAGTTGGCTTTCGGTCAGCATCCAGTCGCTCCTTCAAAATCTTCAACCGCAGTTCCTTCATCTTGCGGATCTCATTCAGCGCAGCATTGGTGGCATTGTTCATGTCCATGTACATGATGCCCATGACGGGCAGCGCGATGACTAGCACAAGACACATGACCACCACGGTGACGAGTAGAGTCCACGGTATGTGCTGCTCAGACGAAGCAGGATCAGGAGGCCGCTGAACCACGCCAGGACGAACACCACTGCTCCAATCCATACCGCCTTTGCCCGAAGATCCGCGAGTGTCCTTTCCCGTTGCCATCTCGCTACCTGCGCCTTTCTCATTTCCTCAGCCAGTGCCGCGTTCTGCTCCTGTACGATCTGCTGCCACATCTTTTCAAACCGAGTCCATAGGTCGCCCAGTTCTGGCGGCGCGTTGTAGACCATCTGCTCGCGCACCTCAGCCAGCATGGAGTCCAGCTGGTGTCTGACCTTCAGCCGCTCAAGCGCACGCCTGGCCAGCGACATCTCGCCTCGGTAAACCTCTTTTGCGTTTACCTCGCTGGCGATGTACGCCTTGACCATGATGTCGTACTGGTCAACGAACTTGCCCAGGTTCTCCCAGACATCGTTGAGCACATCAGCAGGGACGGCCTTGGCCACTTCCTGTACACGCTTGACTTCTTCGTTGTATTGCTTCTTCTGCTCAGGCGACGGATTGGTAATCTTGTGGAACTGATCTTTTAGATCTTTCAGAATCCCGCCGACCTCGCCGCCCGTCTGCTTAATCTGCTTGTAAAGTTCGATCCCTTGGCGTGCCATCGATATGGCACTTGTCGCTGCCTTATACGCAGCGGCAATGGTGATGGGATCGATCACATCAGGTCACATGCAGCTTTTGCTTTAGTTCAAGAATCTCTTGATGCAGCTGATCGTTGCGCTCCTCGCACTTGCGGTTCTGCTCTTCGACTGCAGCCAAGCGCACAGACAGCCGCTCGACCTCTTCGCGCAGGGTCTTAATTACCTGGTCAATGGCATCGTCATGCAGCGTCGCAACCTTGTCGTGACGCAGGTCAGCCAGTACCTTGCGATACATGCCATAAGCGCCTGCGCCAATGCCTGCAATGGCTGCGCCAAAGGTTGTCCAAAATCCGGTTTCCATCATTCACTCCGTCAAGCAGGACGCACTAGGCAGGCTTGGAAATATGTGTCGCCGCCAGTTGATGAGGCAAAAGCCGCACCTGATGAAGCGCTGACAAAGCCAAACATCTCAAGGTAGTCGGTTGTGCCATTCATGTAGATCAATGTTGATGCCACAGACCGGCCATCAACTGTGAGATCAACGCCGAGCTTGTTAGCTGAACCATTCTTGTAGATCGCACACAGGACGCGGTTTGTGCCTGTGCCTGACGGTGTCAGCTGTGCATTTACCTGGTAGTAGCCAGCGACCTGCGGCGTGAATCGATAGTTGGTCGCGTTGTCATAGGCAGACGCAGTGTCAAACTCCTCGGTCTGGCACTGCACCTTTGTCCAGCTGCCAGCCGTGACAGACTGATTGCTGCCAGATCTGTATGCACTGAAAGCCGGAGCGTTCGGCATGTTCCCTAGCTTCTGCGACTTGCCCATCCGGGGCTCCTTTCTTTTTTGAGATTAGTGAGCCCCATCGGGGCGATTGCACTTTGGACTTACACTGCGGCCTGCTCCCAGGTCAGCGTCGATTCATTCCAGTTGTACATGCCACCATCGGTAGGCATCGGCACAGGCGGTTGCCAGTTCGCGTCAGCGTCCAGCGTCCAGCTTGGATACGGCTGAGGCGGCACGAACGAATCCAGGCCAGCGTCATACCGATAACCGATGCCAGCGTAGTGCTTACGGAAATTGGCGTTGTAGCTTGTCTGCTTCCATGTGCCGCCGAACAAACCTTGGCAAAAAGCAATTCCAACTGCCTCGCTTTCTTGGCCGTTAGCATCAAGGCAATCGCTGTTATTCACAACGATGACCTGCGTGACGATGCTGTTTTCATCGAGTTGTGCAAAGTGCGCCATGCCTAACCTCAATTGAACGTAATAGAACCGGAGCCTGTCCAGCTGTAAATGCGATAACCGCCAGACACCGTGTATGTAGGCGATCCAGTGGTTGATGTGGCAGCAGGGAACGTGTCGGCGTATCTAATTGCAACAAAGCCAGAGCCACCTGACGCAGTGGAGTTTGTGGCGACACCCCACCCATTGCCGCCACCACCACCACCTGTGTTTGCCGTTCCTGGCGAACCTTTAGGAACTAGTGATTGGTTCTGTTCGTTAGAAATTACACCAGCTCCACCGCCACCAGTACCACCCGTTCCTGCGCTTCCAGCCTCACCGCCAGCGCCACCACCACCTCCGCGAGTTACAGCCGATCCAGTAATTGAATTGGACAGTCCGTTGCCACCACTGCGCCCGGACGCAGCAGCTCCAGCGCCACCACCGCCGCCGCCAGCAACACTATTGTCACCATTTGCACCAGCACTACCTTGATTAGTTGTTCCTGCTGTTCCTGTGCCGTTGTATGAGCCGCCACCGCCGCTACCACCGCTGCCGCCGTTTTTCTCTCCGGTGCCAGATCCACCACCACCACCACCACCGGTTGATGTAATAGAGCCAAAAACAGAGTTCGATCCAGATGATCCACGTAGGCCTACGCCGCCGCCAGCGCCACCAGCACCAACGGTGACAGTGATTGTTTGTGGGGAGCTTAGGCTGTACTTGCTTTCTGCAGAAGCGCCGCCGCCAGATGTTGCGCCAACAACGCTTGTTCTATATCCACCAGCGCCGCCACCACCTGCATCACCAGATCCACCACCGCCACCACCGGCAATTACAAGGTATTCAAGCTCAGTTGGGCCGGAATACGCGCTTGGAGTAACGCTGCTCGACGCAGAGCTCGCAGCACCAGTGCCGACCACGTTGGTCGCTGTCACGGTGAACGTGTACGACGTGCCATTTGTCAGGCCGGTAATTGTGATAGGAGACGAAGATCCTGTCGCCGTAATATTCCCGGGGCTGGATGTGACCGTGTATCCGGTAATTGCGCTGCCGCCATTGCTTGCGGGAGCAGTAAACGAGACAGTAGCCTGCGCATTGCCAGCGGTCGCAGATACACTTGTCGGCGCACCAGGTACAGTCGGAGCAGACGGCCATGCAGATGCGCGCTTCCAGCGATCCTGTTCAGCAAGCGACCAAATGCCGCCAGCTGTGCTACTGGTTGGAGTATTGGCAGGGCCAATCAGCCCGCCATTAGCACGGCGTGCCATCAGCTGATTTCCTCATACGATGCCACTGCCTCGAGCTTGCTTGCGCTATTTGCAGTCAAACGCAAGCTATCGCCTTCCTCTAGGTAAATAGCCTTGTTAATGATGTCTAGCGTTGAGTTGGCAGGAATTGAGATGGCCGTAGCAAAGCGATATGCCGTGCTTGATCTGAATATGTCAGCAGTGATGGTATAAGCCGTGGTGTTCTCGACGTTCGACACCAGCAGCGCATTGACCTTAATGACCTTCCCACTGCCTGCGCTGTTGCTGACAATTGCTGTTGCGCTAGTTCCTACCGCTTGAACTCCGGTCTTGCCGGTGATGGTTGCTACGTTGACGACGTTTGGCGCAGCCATGATTAACCTCCGAATACGATGGCCATTGCGATGGCCTTGCCTGTGGATGCCTTGCTATCCAAGGCGGTTTGAAGTCCTGAAATGTCACTGATTGCAACAGAACCAGCAGCCTTAAAAGTAAGGATGCGCACCTCATCATTGAGCGTCAGTGCATTACCAAATGTGATGGTGCTTCCGTCTGTGGCTGTGTACTCGTTGCTGTAGAGCAGAGCGCCGTTTACCCAGACATAGGTGAATCCGACCCGGTATCCACCAGCGAACGTGTAGGTAGTCTGTCCAGCAGTGGCCAAGAAAGACTTTTCGACAACAGTGTCAGGAGTGGTCGATACAGCAACCCATGCGCTGCCGGTGTACACCCGCATCTCAGGCACAGCGGTGTTGAAGTAGATCGCGCCTGTCAGCAGGGCATTACCGTCATTGTCCAGCGTCGGATTGGCAGACTTCGCGCCAAGGTAGCGGTCATCGAAGCTGTCATACGCAGACTCAGCTGCAGTCTGCGCGGCCTGGGCTGCGGTAGCCGACGACGATGCAGAGCTCGCAGACCCTGCTGCTGCGGTCGCGCTGCTGCTGGCAGAGCTGGCCGAGTTAGCAGCATTGGTCGCGCTTGTCGATGCGTTGCTTGCGCTGGTGCTGGCAGCAGATGCCGAGCTGGCAGCGTTAGACGCTGACGTGCTGGCAGCAGATGCACTGTTGCTGGCGTTCGTTGCAGATGTTGCCGCAGCTGTCGCGCTGTTGCCTGCGTTGGTCGCTGCAGTCGATGCTGTGCTGGCAGATCCAGCTGCAGCCGTTGCAGAGTTACCAGCGTTGGTGGCAGCCGTGGAAGCTGTCGATGCCGATGTGCTGGCCGACGAAGCCGACGATGACGCGTTGCTGGCAGACGTTGACGCGTTAGACGCAGACGTTGCCGCCGCTGAAGCAGAAGCCGCTGCAGCTGCAGCTGATGTGCCAGCCGCCGCAGCGTCAACGATGATCGCCCACTTGGCAGAGTCAGTATTGGACGAGATCGGCGTGGTGCCGGTGGACGTGTGCGCCACCGTACAGATATAGACGTTGCTATTGCTTGCGTCCTTTACGATGTCGCGCAGCGCGTATGACGTGCTCGCAGCCCAGTTGCCGCGCCAGTTACCAATGCTGTCGCCGATGACAGGGTTGCCGTTGGAGTCAAACGCAAGCGTCTTATTCGCACGCGCCGATGCTCGAGGCAGCGTCATGTTGATGCTGGTCGGATCTGTCTGCGGTGCCTGCAGTGCGCGTGCTAGGCCTTCAGCGTTCTGCTGATTGAAGATCGTCTGCTGGTCGAGCTCGTCGTTCAGCGTGTTGGCGAAGAAGTCGCCACCAGTAACAAAGTCCGTCGTGCGCTGGATCGACCTGTTGCCGACAACGGCGATCTGCGTCGCGCCTGTCGGGCTGGCTGTCAGGGTCACAGAGCCGGTGCCGTTGCTGGCAATGCTCACCGTGTAATCGGTGGTAAGCGTCAGCAGCGTGTCATCCTTGTAGACGGCAATGTCGGTCGCCGCCAGGATCTCGAAGGTGAACGCGTACGGGCCCGTGCCGCTTGCGGCAAAGACCACCCTGCGGGTCACGTTGTTAATTGGCACGCCCATAATTCAACCCCTTCTTATGAAAATTGTACAAAGTCATCTGGCTTTGTAATAGAGTCCGTTTGCCTTGCGCAGCTCTAACAATTCACCCATCTTGGCCTGGAGCTCAGGATCTTCAGAAATCAGCTGCTTCTTAGCAGCGTCCATATAGGCCGAATGCACCCGTTGCACTGTTTTTTGCTGGTCATCCAAGTTCAGCATGTCAAAACCAGGCGCTTTGATCGTGTCCATAATTGCCTGCTTGGCATCTGTCTCTTTGCCGTAGATGGTCAGCAAACGGTTGTATTGCTGTGCTGATAACTCAACGCCCTCCAGCTTGCGGTCAGGCATACCAATCGGCCCGCCCAGTCTTGCCAGCGCATCGTCCACTTCACTGAACTGCTGTGGGCTTACGCGGGTCGGCAGCACAAAGCTGGAGAACCGCACAGCCGGGTTCTTGCTGGGGATCTGCTGCTGCGTGTCGCCCCACAGGTTCAGCGACTCAGGCAAGTCCTCGTTAAATGCAGGCAGGCGGCTGCGATACTTGTTGAATGCCTCGACAAAGCCACGCACGCCCATCGGCAGGTCAGGGCTGGCGCGGGTGTCAGTCGCTGCTGGGTTGTACATGCGCTCAATGCTGGCCACTGCGGAGCTGTAAACACCGGCAGGCGAGCCGCCAATGGCGAAGCTGCCAAACTGCTTGGTCAGGTCGTTGACTGCTTTGACTGCATCCGGCGTTTGACCAGCGCGTGACAGCCCTAGCGCTTTGGCTATTTCGCCAATGCCCTGCAGATACGGCTGCTCCTTCAAATACTCATACATGCCGAACAGCGCACCCATGAACACTTCCTCGACCTTGCCCTGGTCAGGCTGGTACATACCGTACTCAGCATAGTCAGCAGCAATAGCCAGCATGGCAGACACCGGCTCCATGCCTTGGTAGCTGTAATAAGTGTCACCAATTTTTAGACTGTACGGCTGCCAGCCGTCCCGCATTAGTGCCTCACGTTGTTCCTTGCGGGCCGGGCCGCTGCCGGTGATCGATCCACTTGCGGCCTCATGCGCCAAGTAACCAAGAATCGCGGAGCCCATCGACACCTTGGCCAGAGCCATGTCGCGGTAAATGCCACCCTTGGCCATGTCATCGCGGAAGCGAGATGACAGCGGGGCAAATGGCGTGCGCTCCACCACCTCCAGCCCAATGTTGGCCGGAGTCTTGAAGAACGGCACCACCACCTTGAGCGGAGCCCAGTTAAACACCTTCTGCAGCTCCTGCAGGGCAGGGGGTAGGTCAGCGGTGAATGTTCCCCTACGGGCAAATTCCATTGCTGCCTCGTCCAAATCAGTAGGCGGGTTCTTAAACAGACTTTGCGCCTCGACCTCTGCCTTGGCCAGCGCGGATGCCTCATCAGCTCCACCAGCCAGCGCGTCCCTATAGACGGTCTTAGCGCGACGCTCAATCAGCGTGTTCATTTGCATCCGATAGAACATGCCTTTGAAAAACTCATCTTCAGCCATCAGGGCGCGGCCTGGCAGGGTGACTGCCTTGCCGTAGAAGTCCAGACCCTTGGCAAAGAAGCTGTCCTGGTCAGCGTTAAACATGCGCTGCAGGGTTTCGCCCATTGCCTCCTGTGGGTTGCGCTGCATCTCGACCTTGCTGGCCATATCCAGCTGCGGCATCCCTTCTTTCCACGTCTTGGTCGCCAGCTCAAAGCCTTCGCCCATGCCACGGAACGTGGACGAGATCATTGTCAGCGCCTCGTCAAAGGCAATTTTCTCGGCCTCACTGCCAGGCACCAGAGCTCGCCAGCTGCGCACGCCATCCGGCAGCACATTGGAATAAACCGAAGCGATCATGCGCTCAGGGATCTGGTACGCGCCAAAGGCAATACCAGACAGCACGTTCTTGGCGTGCGATACAGGGGAGGAAAGCAGGCCGTTGATGTACGTCGAGAACCAGATGTCCTTCACGCCAGACATCATCGACTTCTCGATCAGCTGATTCTTGGCAGCGCGGGAATCCAGCGACGTGTAAGCGCGAGCCATATCGACCAGCGAGTTATCGCCACCGTACTCGTCCAGCACCTTACGGATCACATCGGCATTGCCGTCACGCGGAATGCGGAACACAGCCAGAGCTCGAGCAGTCTCGGTCTGGATACCCTTCACACCTTTTTGAATCATGCCGTGCAGGGCGATCTGCTGGCGCAGCTGCAGCTTCTGCGCGTCGGTAGCTTGGCCGGAGTCCACCAGCTTGAATAGTCGGTCGAGCTCCTTTGAGCTCGTTTCGAGCACTTCCAGCGCCTTGTAAGTGTCCACGGCGTTGGCCATCATCTTGCCGTCGGTGCCAACCAGGCGAGTCAGGAACTGCTCGTCAATGCCTTGCTCGGTCGCCTTAGACTTGATCTGGTCGAACGTCACCCGCTTGGTCTTAATGCCAAGCGCGTCTGACACACCGGCCACCACGCCTGCCGCATCGCGGTCGGCAAAGTTGGCCAGGTTGAATGCTTCCTCGGGCGGCTTGCCGGTCAGCGTGCTGAACTTCTGGCGGCGGCTGACAGCCTGCTGCACCTGGTCAGTCACCGTCTGGCTGGCTTCCGGCACGATGACCTTGCTGCCAATCTTGCCGGTAGGTGGCAGCACGTCAGCTGCGACGCGGCCAGCCTCTGGCACGAATTGACGGCCAGCCTGCTTGCCTTCGCTCTTGAGTACATTGCGCACGACAGCGCCGACACCCTTGTCGAACAGGCCAGCCAGCTGCACGCCATCCATGCTTGGCGTGCCTGGTTCAGCGGTGTCAGTTGCGCCCAGGTCGAGCTCAGGTTGCTGCTCGGCAGGCATCGGCTCCATCGGCGCGTCGGACTCCAGAATAGGGGCAGGCGACGCTGGCAGCATCTGGTCAAGGCGATTTGCTAGTGGATCGACTGCCATTATTTTTTCTCCTCGTCCTGCGCTGCCACACCAGTCGTGCCACTGCCGTACAGGATGCGCGGGTCTTTCGGGTCAAACGTGCCTTTGTTGAATACGGACTTGATCTGCTTTGCATCGTAAACGGCGAGATTTTTGATTCCTTCTTCTTTTACATAGAATGAATCAAACCCCAACTCCTTAATTGCTTTTTGGAATTCAGATTGTTCTAATGTTGACCAGTTTGCGTTTTTGTCAGTCAGAGCATTTTCTAAAACGCGACGCATACCTTCCTTATCTGGCGCTGTTTTATATAAAGGCTCATGTTCCATAACTAAATCAATAACCATTGATCTATGTTTTGGATTATCAAAATCAAAGGGGTTTTGTGCGCGTACATACAAAGGTATTACATTTGGCGAGCCACCTTCTGCAATGGTGAATTCCCCTCCAGCAAAACCTTCAGCAAACTTAGGATCTGGAGAAACAAAAATTGCTTTTGATCGACCAGTTGGATCTTGTGGAATAAATTGTTCAATGTTCGCTGGAGTGCCGTGATACATGACCATCGGCTGGCCTTTGTCGTCCACAACCTTGCTTTCGCCAAACCATTTTTTAAAAGCAGGCGTGTTCAGCTTAGGCGCTGACGGCACCTCAATGCTTGGGCTGTCCGGTGCCATCTTTAAAATCGCGCCGGTCTTTGTCAGGTACTGCTCCATCATGTTGACCGCGGTCGGTGCCAGCGCCTGGCCTGCCTTCTTGATACCAGTCGCCACCGGCTTGGCATTGAAAGCAGCATCCATTGCGGCCAGCTTTGCATCCTCCGACAGCTGCATCGTCTGGCCTTTGCCGGTCACAATCGGCTGACCTGCAGCCGGAGCCTGCAAGACCTTCGGCGTGCCTTGCCAGTCGGGCTCACCCATCACGCTGCGCGTACCAGGCTTGGCGCTACCGACAAACGGCACGATGTCAGCCAGGCTGATCGAACCAAGACCAGGCACATCGACCTGACCCAGACCATCCAGAAAGCGCCCAGCTTGCTCGAGCCCAATGCCTGCAGACTGCAGCGCCTTCTCAAACGTGGTCGGCTCAATGGCGCGAATGGAGCCATAGCCCTGCGGCGCATCGGTACGCGTCTGCGTCGGGCCAGCAGCCAGCTGCATACCATCCAGCGACGGCTCTGCGGCAGGCTCAGGAGGCGGCAGCATTGAGTCTGCCAGCAGGTTTAGGTAGCCCTGTTCGATCTGTGAATATGCCATCTCAGCGCCCCTCAATCTGATCCAGCAGGCGCTTGACCTGCGTTAGCTCATTGGCATTGAGCTTGCCTTTCTGCTCAATGGCAGTCAGGTTGCCGCGAGTGATCGGCACGCCAGCCTTCTTGTTGTAAACCTCAAGCGACCTGCGTGCGCCTTCCACGGTTGCGCTTTTCATGCGCGTGGAAATGTTCTTGTCGATCTCGTCAAGGATCTGCTGTGCTGTCGGCTCAGGCTTTCCTTCGCGCAAGTACCGTGCAGTGATCTCAGCAGACTCGGCCTTGAGCGTCTGCAGCTGCTTGAACTCGGAGCCCTTGGGGTCAATGATGGTCATGCCGTTCTTTTCGACCGGTATGCCAGCACGTTTCTGCAGACCCTGGAACAGCTTGTCTGAGTCTCCTTTTTCAACGCGATACAGCTCGTTGAGCAGTTCATTTGCTTGCTTGCCGTTCAGGCCATTTGCGCCCACATATCGCAGGATGTCTTTGGGGTCGGTGATCTTGTTCTCGCGGATCATCGTGCGCACGTTGAACTCGATCATCTGGTTGCCGCTGCCTTCGCCAACCTTGGGCGGTTTAAGCATTTCGTTCAGCACGCCAATCGGCACAGCATCAGGGTTGCGGTTGGCAATTGCTGCAATCTGGCCAGCCAGCTGTTTGCGCTCCTTGCTGCCTTCCGGTAGTGGTAAAGCCTTGGTCAACAGGTTGGTGAACTCCAGCATGTCCTGGCGACGAGCATCGGCACGCGCATCAGTCTCCATTGCCTTGCGCTGGTTTTGAGCGGTAAAGATATTGGCGCTGATCTTGGCCACCGCCTCCTGATCCATCGCCCCAAGCACAGCGCCATAGCGACCAATATCGCCGCTTTGGATTCGCCTATAGATTTTCGCGTCAGACATCATGGAATCGTCATCAAGGATTGCCTTAGTGACAGCGTTGATCTTTGCGTCGCGGATTTCCTTGTCGATCTCGGTGGAGTAGTGACCAAAGACAGCCGGGCCTTGCAGCACCGCCTGATTCAAAATGCTTGTCTTGAATACACCAGCCACTTGCTCTGATGTCTCAGGGTTGTTCAGCACCGTGCTTTCAAAAATCTTGCGCTGGTTGTCAAAATCAGCACGCAGCTTGACCAGCTGCTGCTCCTTCGTTTTCTTGACTTCCTGACGCAGTGCCTCGTTCAGCACAGAGTTGCCATACGTCGCCATGCTGGCGCGGAACTTCAACGCAGCCTCGCCGTCGATCTTGGCCAGCGACGACGTGTAACCGTCAGTCATTGATGTCAGCTTGGCGCTAATCTGCTGCGCAGTGACTGGCTCGCCTTTCTCAATCTGCATCAGCATCTGCGACATTTGCTGCCTGCCTTCCATCTCAAAGGCATTGGACAGTTCAAAGCTGCGAGCCTTGCGCACAGCTTGGTCGAAGTAGCTGAAGTTACCCTGCGGGATTACCTGCGAAGTGTCGCCATTCTTGGCCGATTCGATCTGCTCAGGTGTGATCGGATTCTGAGCGGCGTACTGCATGGCCTGCTCAATGCGGATGTCCTTGATCTGCGCATTGGCAAACTGACCCATGCGGTCGATCACATTGGCCAGCGTCTGGTTAGCCTGTGCCTCGGCACGCGGGCCGATGTAATCAACGCCACGCGGGACAACCTGCTGCATAGGCGCATAGTTGACCTGGCGCAGCTGGATGTTTCCTGAGTCGAGTCTGGTCGCCATTTATTTACCCTTGTAAGCCCTAAAAGCGTCGATGCCACCCTGCACCAGCGATGCGGTTTCCATGAGCCCGCCAGTGCGACGAGCGGCAGACGCTGCCTGCGTGTACTGACCTGCCTGGCGCTTGGCCGCCCACTTGTCCAGCGTGGTCTGCAGTTCAGTGGACTGAATCATTGCAGTCGCATCCTCAAAGCCCATGACCCGCGCAGTCAGTGCATTCAGATCAGCGATTCCAACGTCCATCATCGTGTTGCGCACGTTCTCGTTCTGCACGCCTTGGAACGATCCTTCTCCGACCACCACACCAGATGCAGCTGCTCGAGCACGGATCGCAGCATTGGTCTGCCGCATGTTCTTGAGCAGCGTGTTGCCAGCGATCTCATAGTTGCGTGCCTCGATCTCTGCACGCTTGAGCATCCGGCCAGCTTGGATGTTGGCGTACTGCTCAGAGAATTGAGCGCGAACGTCAGACAGCGCTACAGAGTCAGCGGCCTGCAGCAGAAAGCCGGTTTCCTGATTGATGGAAGCAGCCTTCTGCGCCTGACCGCTGGCATAGGCGTTCAGGAAACTGGCTGCGGCAAGTGCATTGTTTTCAAAAGCCATGTTTTACGTTCCCGAATAAACAGCCACGCGGTAATCCAATCCCAGCAGGTTCATCTTCAGCGGCAGGTTTTGGCTCACCTCGATGGCCTGCTCGTTGCGGTAGCCAAGCACGCCGTTGACCCGCTTGATGCCGGTGAACGTCGGCACAGCACGGTCGAGCAGTGGGTTGTCCAGCGCCCGCGTGATGACAGGCTGGTTGTTCATCAGCATGTGCTGCGTTTCCTTCACCACTGCGCTGATCTGCACGATGCGCTTTTTGAAAGACACGCGGCTGCCGGTTTGCAGCTTGATCTCAACCGGCATTGTCTTGACGTACACAGTGATCGGCAAGCCGACCTCATAGCTGGTGACAGCCTCACGGTCGAACGTGACAGCGCCGCCTGAGCTCACAGTCTCGTTGGACTGCGGCACGCCATCCGTGATGACGTTCAGCGACTTGCCAATGTGCGGCAGGCCAGAGCCAACGCCACCAGCCGATGCGCCCACAAATGCGCAATCTGTATACAGATCGTCTTTGAACTGCTCAATAAAGTACCGAGTTGTGCTATTGAACACGCGCTTGGTGACAACATAGATCTGCGTGATGTCCACGCCAACATCAACAAATTCGCCATCTGTAGTGAACTCTGACGGAGCTGTGATCTGCTGGCTGCGCATGATTGAAAACGCAGCCATGCTGCCGTCGCTGGCGTTGGTCATCAGCAACAGATCAGACTCATCCGTGCTTGAGGCCTTGCGCAAAGCAATGCGCTGAGGCGCTTTCAGAAGATGGCCAGACAGCAACGAGATGCGCTGCGTGATGTATGTCAGCTGCGTGTCAGAGAAGATAAATTCGTTCAGTGACTTGCCCTGGCGCTGAATGTAAATGCTGCCGGATTCGACCGACTGCACTCGCGTGCCAGGTTTGATGCCGTTGCGGCTGACGTTCTTAAACGTGAAGGTCAGCGGGGTGATCGGATCGGTTCCCTGCTGCGGCACATAGAACTCACCGCCAGTGGTGAACACCTGGAAGTCACGCGAGCTCACGATGTCCGTGATGACGTTAAGCTCGTTGGTGTCAAGCGTTGCCTCGACCGCATCATCGTCCAGCGATTCTGACGGCACAAAGTCAAAGAACAGGCCGATCTTGCTGCCCCAGACTGTGGACGGGCGCGACTTACTGCCGCCGAAATACAGCCTGCCTTCATGGAAGGTCACGCTGCGCGGCCAGCCTTTGCCAGAGCTCCACACATCCTCATAGCCAGACTCGATCTCCCAGTTGCCCTGGGCGATGTTGCTGGTGTCAAAGAACGGATACTCGGTGACAGCCTTGACGGTTGTGCCGTTGACGTACTCGACAATGCGAGCCCGACCTTGCGGTGATGCGTTGATGTACTGGTTGACGCTGGCAGAAGTGAAAACGCTGTTCTGCGATGTGAGCGTCACGTTCCCAGATACAGCGCTGGGCGTTAGATGGCCGACGGACGGCGTGGTCGTGGTCAGCGTGAATGCGTATTTTGGGATTGAATCAAACGTGATCGTCGTTACCGTCCAGCTTGAGTCTGAACCGCCGCGCACGATCTTGACCGGCTGCATGTCAGGATGCACCACGATCAGCGTGTCTGCGCTCTGCGTCCAGCACATGTCATCGACAATGCTGCTGCCAATGCTGGTTGTCAGGTAGTTATTGCCGCTGCTGTTGATGTTGGCAATCACAGCGCCATTCTTGATGACGTACATGCGGTTATGCGTGAAGCAGAGCATGTATGAGTCATCTACGGAGAACTGGAAAGGCACCAAGCGCACGCCGTTGCCAGCCGATGCCGTGCTGCTGTTCGGCAGCTCGAGGATGTGCTTCAGGCCTGGGCGACGGCGCAGACCGCCCTGCGGCTGGATCAGCACATTGGTTGCTTTGGCCAGCGCATTGCCATACGCCTGCAGATCCACGCGAGCTCGCAGCAGCGGGTCAAGCTCCCCGGTGCTAAAGTTCGTTGTGAAGTCAACAAAGCGCGGCATCAGTTCCTCACGGCGATCAGGGTGAAGTCCTCGATGGCGCGGGTCGGCTGACCTTGCGCGTCGATCTGGGTTGCGGTGCGGAAGTAACCGCCGCGACCGTTCTCAGACGGATCGCCCACAGCCTTGCGCTCCCAGCGCAGCGACTTGTCCTGCTGCTCAGTAATCGGCTCTGCCAGATGCCAGGCCATCATGTACTTCATCAGCTGAACGAAATACTGCGGCCAGGCGAATTCGCCGACGCTGTACTGATAATCGATGTACACAGCCGTCAGATTGGTCAGCAGCTGGTCGCCTTGGATCTCCCAGTCTTTCTGCACTGGAGCGCCAGGGGAGGGGCTGTTATAGACCGCACGCGGGCCTGCAAGCCGGTCGCCTGGCAGCTGATAGGCATATGCCCAGACCGATGTTGGCGCGGTCAGCAGGCGGGCGAGCTGAACCTTCTTGGTGTTGAATGACCACGGGTACATGACAAGCGTTGAGTCCCGCGTGTCAGGGTATAGACGGTCGCAGGCATTGGACTCGTCAGTGCCATCATTGAAAGACGAAATGGGCGCAGCGCCCAGCAGAATAAGGGCATCTGCACAGATCGAAACACCGGTATCGCCTGCAGCCATTGCAACCTCTTAATGTGAGAAAGGCCAGCCCCCGGTTTCCCAGCGGCTGGCCTCAGTGCCGAATTACCGATTAATCGGTGTTCGTGCCAGTGTTGACTGCCTGTGCATCAGCAACGTCAACCACGCCAGCAGCGGAGATCGACAGCACGACATGGAAGCCAGCCGAGGACACGGAGCCCGAGCTGGTGGTCACGCGGTAGATCAGATCGCCAACTTTCAGGATCGAAGCGATGCTGTTGAAATAACCGCTGGTATCAACCGTAGCGGCGGCATCAGTGGTGGTGTAAGTCCACATTTGCGGGGCATTGCCCGCTTTGGACTGACCACCTGCGGCGTTCAAGCCAGCTGCATCAAAAGCCATGATTCAGCCCTCCCTATTAAGCTGCAGCCGCAGTGTCGCGGGCAGTGATCTTGACGATACCCTCGGCATCGATAGCAACCGAACCCGCCGAGAACAGAGCATTGACCAGCCAGCTCGTTTTCTCAGGGATGTAGTTGATCTCAGTCTTGGGTGCGATGCCTTCTGCGTAGCCAATAGCGTCGCGGTGGAAGGCGTACAGGGTGCGGTCAGACGAGCCGTCGATGGGCAGGCCACCTTCTGAGCGGTCGCCCAGGATGTGGAACTGGAAGCCCATGAAGGTCGATATTTCGCCCTGAACCAGCGCTTTGACGGTGTTGAAGTCAGAGCTGGTAACAGAAGTCTGCTCAAGCATCGCAGCCAACGAGTTGGCGTGGATGATGATGTGGCGACCCTCGGAAGGCACGTTCTTGGCGTTCAGGATCTTCGCGGCCTCGCGCAGCTTCGAGATGTTCATATTGGTGTTCGCGCCACCAATAGAGTTGGCCACGGTGCCGGTGCCAGAAGCGGCAGCCAGCGCGTCGAGAATCAGCTGATCCTGACGGCGACCGATAGCAGCGCCGACCACTTGGGCGAGCTCAGAGCGCTCGTCAAAATTGACCTTTGCCTGCGAGAAGATGTCCGAATACTCGGCGGCGTTCCAGTCCGACATCGTGCAGGTCACGGTCGAGAAGCCGACGTTCATCGGGGTTACATCGGTCTGGGTTACGCGGGCAGTTGCCACGCCGCGACCGACTTTCGGGAATTTTACTTGGGAGCCTTCGACACCACGACGCTGACGCACAGCGCCCACCAGCATTGCTTTGCCCTGGTAAGCCTGTTTGACTTCAGCATCGAACAGCGTCACAAAGGCGTTCGAGAGAGAAACGCTCATTTGTATACCTCGTTCGGTTAAGTAGTCAGGGGTTTGCGCGTCGGTGAGCCGGGTATCCGGGCCTTGCTTGCTGCTTACGGCAGCCAATCGGTGGTGTCTCGCCACAGGTCAGGGCCGGTCGCCCGGTATGCCTTGCGGCTGATTGTATTGTCGCGTGAACTATTTGCAACACGTCCGATTGGCAAATGGACAAAAAAAGCCCCGCCGGGGGAGAGGGCGGGGCAAAGAGGCGACAATGGCAAGTCGCCTGCGAGAGATCAGTCCTTGACCACCTGGGCAAACATCTTCTCCACCTTCTGGCGGTATGCCGCGTCGGTCTTGTATTTCGGATCAGCCACCATCGCATAGAGCTCGTCCTTGGTTGGCACGCCATCCAGCGGGGCAGTCTCAATCGGCATCCGGCCTTCGTACATCTCACGCAGCTTGGCCAGCATCGTGATGCCTCGAGCCGTACCCGCCATGATCTTGAACTCGTCCCAGTCCTCCTGACCCCAGGTTCCCTTGGCGATCAAGCCGCGAGCCCAGTCAGCCATGCCGTTGACCATTGCGCCGCCGTTGGGGCCGAGCTTCTTCATCTCGGCAGCTGCGTCCACAGTCTCGCCGCCGACCAGTTCCTTGGCCTTTTCCTGAAGCTGGCGGGACAGGTCATCAAACTGCGCTTGCGAGAGTCCGTTTTCCTTTGCCCAGCCGACCAGCGTTTGAGCCATCGGGTTCTCGGTAGCGTTCTCGCCAAACGAGCTCACGTCATAGTTGCCGTCCTCTGGTGCCTTGTGCTTGCCCTGGCTGATCTGCTTGCGCAGGTCTGCCCAGCTTTTGGACATGGCCTCAAGGTTGGCTTCGCCTTTCTCGGCGTTCCAGAAGTTGTCAGGCAAGTAATCCGGCTTGGTTTTGGGTGCGCCGGTATCGGATGCAGAACCAGCCGGGTTTTCCGGTGTCTTGTGGTCGATGGCGACCGCATCCTTGGTTTCCGTATTGGTATCGTCTTGCAGGTTCACGTTATCGAGTAGGCCAGTGCCAGCACTGGGCTCGACGGCGGTGTCTGTAGTCATAGGTTCCTTGCTTGGTTGATCCGCGCCATTAAGTCCCGCACGACGTTTCTCTGCCCTTCTGCAAAGTACGCGTGCGAGGGGTCAGTGCCCGGCACGGCGACAGGCACGTCCACATACATTTCCTGCAGCCACTTCAGCAGCGCCAGTCCATCCTCGGTGCCGAGTACGCGCAGGCAGAGCCTTGCCAGGTCATCGCGCTGCTGGGTAGCGGCACGGATGTCAGGCGACTCATCTAATGCTTCCAAGTCCTCCCAGCTCATGCGGGCGCTCCTTCAGGGGCTGCTGGCTGTACGCCTTGCTGCATCATCTGAGCCTGCGCCATCGCAGCCATTGCCTGCTGCTGCTGGGCTTCTTCCTTGATGACAGCGCGTTCCTCGGCGGTGTTGCGAACCATTGCTGGCACGCCCAGCTTGTCGCCCACATAATCGACCGCGACCTCGTTCTTAAGCGCCACCTGGCCATCTGAGCCAAACGCGCCAGACTGCATCAGCTGCTGGTACTGGATGATCGCGTTCACTTCTTCCATGTTCTGCGCCATCGCCAGCGGTGCGACCGGCACCACCTTGACCTCAAGGCCGTTGACGCGCAGTGGCAGCTGAATCAGACCGCGCTCGTCCATGACCTCAAGGATCTTGGCCACCAGCGGGATCATCGTTTCGTTAATCAGGCGACCGAATGCAGAGCCAAGGTTTTGCGAGAGCTCTTTCATACGCTCGACAATTTCGGTTGCCGACCGTGCAGACATATTCTCTGGAGGCAGGGACTCGTCCAGCAGGATGCGCTTGATGTTGCTGCGCAGATCGTTGATGACCAGCTGGCTGACGTTGAAATCGCCGGAGCGTGGCAAGGCTTGCAGGGCTGGGCCTTGCGGGCCACCGTTGCGAGCAACAGGGATGATCGCGCCGGGAATGATCTTGACCGTGTTCGGGTTCAGCACGCCATCGTCTGCTGCCGTGTACACACCAGCGACCGCGATGCTGGCGTTCTTTAGCAGGAGCTCGATGGTTTTGTTCAGCGTCTTGATGTCTGGCAGGGCAGTCATCAGCGGGCCGCGACCGTAGATCTCGCCTGCAACCTTCATGTACCGCGAGATCACCCAGGGCGATGATTTGCGGCGGCGGTAGACCAGTTCCTCTTTGCCTTCCTTCCAGATGACGTGATAGCAGTAGTCGCCACGGCCAGCGTCGTAGATGGTTGCTTCCAGCAGCTCGATTTCCTCTGCGGGTTTCTGCTCGATGCGGCGCTTAAGGTTGGGCGACAGCTTGGCATCAGGCCACTGGCGCTCAATGCTTTCGCCCTTCAGGCGCATCCGGCGATAGACGTTATCGACCTGACCGTTTGCGCCTTCCTCGTAGCTGACCAGAAACAGCGGCACCGGCACAAAGTTGATTGGCGACACATCATCACCAGGCTGCACCATCATGCAGGCAGTGCCGACAGCCAGATCCAGCAGGAATTCACCGATGGCGATGTCGAAGTTGGACTGCTTCAGCACGTCAAACATCTTGTCTCCGTAAGAGTCCAAGATCTGCTGCAGCATCGTTTTCTTCTCAAACGGGATGGTCGGGCCAGCCTCAAGCCGCGACCACTTGCGCTGCGGCGGGAACACCACTGATTGCAGACGGTTGGCAAACCGCTGGGTCGAGTTGATGGCAGTCGAGTCAAAGACGCGCTGCATCTTCTTGCTGCCGGTCGCGCCACCTTCCCAGACTCCATACAGCTGACGCTGGGGCAGGGCGAACTCATACGCGTCCTGATACAGCTGCTGAAACTCGTCCTTCTTTGTCTGCGCTGCAGCTTGGCGCTTGATGATCTCCTCGACCTTCAGACGCTTGCCGCCTAGTGGTTCCTTAACCATTGCTAGTCATCCTTCTCATTCTTGTCAGTAATTGGGCCACCGACCAGCCAAGCGTCACATGTACGGTCGCCAGCGCACTTGAAATGCAGCAGTTCGCAATAGCCAAGGTTGGCGGCTTCCATAACGTCATCGTCATAGCCAGCTTCCAGCTGCGGATCTTTTGCCTCAATGCCAGCCTTGATGCACTCAAGCATCTGCGATGTCTGAATAAATGCAGCGCAGTTACCGCAGCGCATGGTCTTGGCTTCTGACTCAGGGCAATTCCAGATAATTGACTTCCGAGTCCAAAACGGTTTTGACGGCTCACCAGGATTTGCTGGGCCGTAGCCATAGCTGGTGAAAGCAATGGTTCTGTTCTTTAGGTTGACGTGCAGATCTCGCGTCGGAAGCGGACATTTGTGTCCTTCTTCTTCCTCCAGCTCTACATCACGGAGCATTGACCTAGTTGCCATGTCACGCCTTTGATTTGTTCATCAGTCCACGCTTGCGCTTGGCACGATCCTGCTCTGACAGCGCGATGGCAATTGCTTGGTCACGGCTCGTCACCTTTTGGCCTGAGCTCGACTTCAGATTGCCTTCCTTGTACTCACCCATCACTTTCTTCACTTTGTCCATCATGCGTCCTTCATTAACGGTCTTGATGTTCTGCGCGATACAGCGGCCAGTCGCGCACCTTTGCGCTCGCCAACTTCGCGCTGATAGCCTGTTTGCAGCTGTTGCTTCTGTTGCTCAAATTTTCCTGTGTCAAATTCAGGAAGTTGCGGAGCTGTCGGAGCAGATGGTGCTTCAGGAGCTTTTTCAGTAAATGTCGGAACCGGGCCGCGCTCTCTCGGCTTGTACAACTCAAAAGTTATTTTTCCTTGTGGCGTAGTGATTCGTTTTGCTGAGTAGCCTTCAGGCAATTCATGCAAGAAATAATCCCTGCCATTGATGTTTGCATACGCTGTTGATGCGTTTCCTTTTTGTATAAGCCTTACGTTCTTGTCTCCAGGGACGACAAGATCTTGACCTCCGACATCGGACTCATACTGAGAAAGCCTGCTGTTGAAATCGTCAAGACGCTGCCTATATGCAGCTGCTGCAGATTCGTACTGAGGCATTTGCACTTCTTTGTATTGCTTAACAGCCGCTTCATACGGAGCCATGAGTTCATCGCGCTGCTTCTGATACGCGGCGTATTCAGACTCGTACTGACCAGTCATCGACTCAATATTTTGCTTGTACTGCTCTGCAATGCGAGTCAGGTCAGACTGCTTGCGCAGCATCATCCGCTTCTGATATGCGGTCGCCATTACTGAATCCTCATGCCGGAGCCGAGGGTTGTGGCTTCAACTCCGAGCTCAGGTGTCATGCGCTCTTGAGACAGCAGCGATCTGCGACCACCTCGAGTGCGAGCCCGTAGCGCAGATGCTTCAGATGCCGCAGCCTTGCGACGTTCCTCGTCGGCAGCCGCTTGCACTTCCTTGGCTTTCTGCTCCATTGCCAGCTTGTTCTCTTTGTACTGCAGCTGCTGCGCGTCAAACTGCTGACGAGCCAGATCCGACTGCTGCTGCAGCGACGTGCTCTGCTTCTGGTATTCAGCGGTCTGACGGGCGACTTCAGTGCGCATTGCCTCTGCATCAGACTTCTGCTGCTGCAGGGCACGTTCCTGCTGACGCTCTGCGTCTTTGCGGGCTTTGCGACCCTCGTATGAGCTATATGCTGCCGTTGCGAAAATGGCTGCAGCAATGAAAGGCATGGTTATCTCCCTAGCAAAACTTCATCGATCTTTGACTCGTCTGTCTCGTCCGTTGCATGGATGCAGAACCAGACAACATCCTCAAGCGCCATGACCTTGTGGTTGATGCCAGCCTTGATCTCAATGCAGGCCGGGGCGATGTACTCAACCGTTTCACCTTCTGTTTCCACCACAGCGCGACCACTGGCAAGAATGCTCAGGTGGTCATAGTCATGCGCGTGCGTCACAGCAAAATGCCCAGCTGGCAGGGTCATCTGACGTGCGTACACGCCGCTGCTGAAGTGGTGAACGATCTGCAGGTCAACTTCAAAGGCGCTCATATACCAACGGATTCTATTGAACTATGGACATGCATCAATCAGTGTGATTGCTCTGCGATATATCAGGCAAAGATGTCGAAGTCAGTCCCGGCCTGTACCTGTGCCGGTGGTCTGCCGCCGAGCTGGTGGGTTCTCGTCATGCGGTTGTACTCGCCGCCACCCAGCATCAGGTAGCCAAACGAGTCACCAATGTGCGAGTGCTCATTCTTGTTGGGCGCATCTCTGAACCGTTCCTGACCTGCGCCGATGGCCACCCGCTTAAAGTGGTAGCCGCCGCCCAGGGCTTTTCTCAGCAGCTTGCACTTGCGGTTGACGATCAGGCCTGGCTTACCTTGGATTAAGCGCTGCATGGGCGCTGCAGCGGCTTCTCGGCGCACCTTGAAATCGTTGCTGGCAGTGGGCTGTGCCCGCAGGCCCAGCGTCTTTAAGAAGTCAAAAGCCGTGACCTCATAGATCGCATCTCGAGCCATACCTGCCGGGTCGCCCCAGACCAGTACCTGGTGATTCGGGTAGGCAGCATTCAACTCTGCGAGCAGCTGGTGGCCGAAGCGCTCCAGGCCCATGTCGAAGGTGACGATCTCGTCGTGGATGACCCAGCGACCATTTGGCAGGCGCTGTCCAACGGTGGCA